TGGGCGCGCGTTCGTTTTTGTCGCATAGCGTGATGCTCCCGCAAGATGAAAACGAAACGGCGAACGCGCCCCGGAACATCCGGGGACACGTCGCCGTTTCGGGGCAGGGTCAGTTGAGTGATGGAACGTCGTGCCGCCGAACGACAAGTGTGTCATCGTCGACAGCGGCTTTCAACAAGCCTTCGAGCAACTTGTTAGCCGCTCGCAATTGTTCGTTGAGTGAGAATGCTTGCTCCATCAGGAATTTGCCATCCTCGTTGACGATAGGCATACCTTCTCGCAAGATCTCAGTCAATCGGTCCATCCTGTCTGCTTCTTCTGGTGTCATCGTGACTAGCTCCATCCGACTAGGTTGTCAACTGGTCAGCTAGTCGGAGTCGCTGGCCAATCGTTCGTCGCCCGTTCGTTCTTCTATCTAGAATCGACGAACGACGAAACAGGGGGAAGCGGGCCACCTGAGCCACGCCCCAAATGCCAGGTAGGTGATATCAGTAGTTAGCTTGACGGTATTTCGCGGATCTTTACCCGGATGCCTTCGATGAAGGTATTACGTTCCTCGTCGGTCTCCGGCTGGTAAAGAGTCGCGAGCCCGTCTTGGCAGACGTCCTTGATGTTGGTGGCCATGTCGGCCACCGACTTCTCAGACGGCTTGGCGTCGACGGCGGCGGTCAAGAAATCCTCGACTGCCGATTTGATAGTCCGTAGCACAGCGCCCCGTCTCAGGCAGAGTGACTCGTAAATGTCACGGCTGTGCTTCATCCCATCGTGTTGCGCTTGCGGCACGGCGTCGAACATCTCCGCCAGTACTGCCTTGACCTTCCCGTCGATGATCAAGTTGTTGTCGTCTTCAATTGCTGCATCAACTTTCGAATCGAAAGTCGAATCATCAAGGTAGTCCCAGAGATCGACGTTGTTGAAGTAGGAATCGATTCCGCATTCAACGGCGTAGTCGACGTCTGGGAGTTCAAGGTTACTCTGGAAGGTCTCCCAGATATCCTCCACGGCTTGAGTCAGGTCGCTGGCCGATGGGGCCAACGCATCAGCAAGGGTGGAGGCAGCGTCAGTAATTGATTGACATGTCATAGCAGTGGTTCTCCCTGCCCCGTGAGGGGCGGTGAAGCACTTGGGGCGCGGGTCAGATGGCCCGCGCCTGGTGGAGGCCACGGCGGTCATCCCGCCGCTGCCCGACTGCCCGCTTCGGCTTGCCGCCGTCGCGTCGGGGCCACTCACCCCGGCCTGCCGTTGCTCCCCACCGTGGCGGGGCGTCTCGAACAGGCGACCACATCAGGTCTAGTGTTGATGACAACCATCAACACCAGTCCACAGTTTGACAACCTGCAAGCTTGCGGTCAACCCTCAACCCGTCCCTGATTTTGCTCAGGTCAACTGCCACACGGCTTGTCAAGTCCCACGGGGTGGACGGGCAAAATAGTCGGGGAGGGGCGGATCAACTGCCACCGGTGTTGTCAACCCAACCCCGGAATTAGGTCAGGACTATTTTGTGTTGTGGCTTGACAGCAAGTGGCGGAGTTGATCTAGATTTGCCATAACGTTTTGTAATGGGTTAGCGAGTGAGGTATAAGATATCCTTGCCCCCCCGCCAGGCGCTTGGCATCAGCGCGAAGCATCGTGTGGACCGGACACTAAGGATAGTGTGGATCGTACATCAAGGTTGGTGTGCTACCCACACTATGGATCGTGTATCAACAACACCATGTCCCCCAACGTGGACGCACCCCCCCCCGGAAGGGTTCCCACCGATGGGAGAACGAATGTCCCCCCCGGCCATCGCGGGGTCTCCTATCTAGCTATACTGAAACTCGACGACACACCCCTTAGACCATAGTCCATGTCGAGGGCGCAGGTGTTCGGGCCATACCACAGAACACCCCCTACCGAACACCATAGTCCATGTTAAGTACAGAGGTGTTCCATCGTTCCGAAACATGTGGAACAGCAAAACCCACACCAATACCCACACCAAAGCCCACCTATCCACACCTAGGTTGCTTTTGCGTTACTGATGTGCATAATCCTGAGTATGCCTAGAGAGAGTACGGATGCCTTTACGGGTCGACTGAAGGCCGAGGGACGCTTTGACGAGTTCAAAGCGATGCGTATGGCCCGCGAGTCCCACGGTATGTCTAAGAAGCAGGCGTGGGAGGATACAGCCAAGGAGTTTGGTTGGGGCGGAGGGGTCTCCAGTCAGAAGGCTGTAGTGGAGTCCGGTGCTGTCACAGTGACGAAGGATTCTTTTGATGGTAAGGAGAGTTCCATCAGGGGAGACTTCGAGTGGGTATACCGTCACCAGAGCGTGGATGATGTAGAGCCAGCGGATGCCCCTAGTTCTGGTGCGTGGGGGTTGTTACAATTTGCCCGTCAGGATCCTCGCAGTTTCTATCTGAAGTGGATGGACATTGTGAGCAAGGGTGAAGACAAAGACGAGATCATGGAGGGATTCCGAGAGGATGCCCGTCGCGCCACTACTGAAATCGCAGAGATGCTCGACGAATTCAGGGCTGTGCTACCAGAAGGTTCCGAAGGACTTCGCGGAGAATCTGGAGTTCAGACAGTGGATTCTAAACAGAGCGTCTGAGGACAGGGAGTTCCAGCAAGCTGTCTGGTCTGCCTGTGCCAGAGACGTATTGTTTTACGTCAATACGTTTGTATGGACATATGACCCTCGAAAGATCAGTGGTGGCCATAATCCCAAGCTGCCGTTTATCACCTATGAGTATCAGGACAACGCTTTCTATGCGTTGGATGAGGCTGTGGGTGAGAAGGATGTCCTGATCGAGAAGTCTCGTGACATGGGGGCTTCTTGGATCTGCCTGACGATGTTCCAGTGGAGGTGGGTCTTCAAGCGTATGCAGTCGTTCATGATGGTCTCCCGTAAGGAGGGTCTGGTCGACGGTGCTGGCGACTCCCTGTTTGCACATGTTGACTTCATCAACAAGGGCTTGCCGAAGTGGCTTATGCCCCAGCATAGGCGTTTGAAGCTCAAGCTTCTCAATAACGAGAATGGCAGCAAGATTGAGGGCGAGAGTACCACTGATAACATCGGTCGTGGTGGACGACGTACTGCCATGCTGATTGATGAATTCGCTGCTTTCGAGCAGGGTGGATGGGATGTCCTTAGTGCTACGGCAGACAACACGAACACGAGGATCTTCAACAGTACCCCCAACGGCACTGCCAATGCTTTCTATGCCCAGAGGCAGAAAGGGACCGCTAGACTAAGGTTCCACTGGCCCGATCACCCCGAGAAGGGTGAGGGTATGTATGAAGACGACGAAGGGAACATCCGTAGTCCTTGGTATGATAACGAGTGTCTAAGACGCGCGCATCCGGTAGAGATAGCCACCCAGCTAGATATTGATTATCAGGGTAGCTCTTACCCGTTCTTTGATCCTAAGAGTTTGAATAAACTAATAGGTGAGTTTGCACGGGAGCCGGATCATGTTGGGTCTTTGTTTGTCGGTGACAACTACCAGCCGAACTTCTCAGAGGATGATGTCGGACCACTCAAATTATGGACTCCCATTCACGATGGAGTCCCTGATTATGAGCGTGATTATATTGTTGGCGCTGATATTAGCATGGGCACTGGAGCGAGCGAATCCGCCCTGAGTGTCGTGGATCGTATCAGCGGGGAGAAGGTTGGCGAGTTGGCCAGCAACCAGATCACACCGAACAGGTTCGCTGAACTGGCGGTTGCGTTGTGCCGGATGTTCAAAGGTCCGGGCGGCAGGCCAGCATTCTTGATCTGGGAAGCCACTGGTCCGGGCCGAACGTTCGGCAGAACAGTTGTCGAAGAGTGTGCGTTTGGCAACGTGTACTACATGATCAATGACCAGACCTTGAAGAAAAAACAGAGCGACAGGCCGGGTTGGTTCTCCACCGGGGAGGGCAAGAAGGATCTCCTGAGCAACTACAGGGATGCCCTGATGGGCAAGTCGTTCCTAAATCCAAGCAGAAAAGCGTTGAATCAGGCCACTGAGTTCGTGTATCTTCCTAACGGCAGGATAGAGCATGGTGGTGCCGCTGTGACTATCGACCCTTCAGACAAGGGAGACAATCACGGTGACGTGGTTATCGCAGATGCCCTGTGTGCAAAGATTCTCAGGGAGAGGAAGAAGAGTCCAGAGAAGGCTGTAGACGCAGGCCCGCCCATCATGTCGTTTAGTTGGCGAAGAGAAGAACGTAAACTTGGAATGCAGGATGACTGGTAATGCCTGATCCACACGGCGTATTCAGCGGAATGGAATATGATCCTGCTGGCTACCAAAAAATCGCAAATATAGACGACGCCTCCCCCGAAGACCTGTGGGAGTATCAGTTTATTGAGGGTTCGTTTGATCCCGACTGGTATGGTATGGGTGACATCGTTGACCCAGAGACGGGGCTGTCTGGTCTTCCTGCTGGTCCGGGTGAAGGGCAAATGGTTCCTGAGTGGGCACCACACATGCTCTACCCCGGAAACCCAATTGATTACACTGATCCCGGCGTGACAGGGTTCGGGCATGAGGCTCCTGTTGGGAACGAGCCATTCGACGATCCAGATATTGGCGAACTTATCCGAAAGATGGCTAGAGAAGCGATGGCTAGGGTAGGACAGGGTCTCGCAGGGAAAATCGGTCAGGCCATTCCTGCCCTCCTTCCCGGTATGGGGAGAGGACCGATTCCGCTGAGTCCGCAGGAGGAGTTTGATAGAGGGAACCCGTTTCCTCAGTTGGAAGAACTAGACCGACTGCTGCGACCAGCGCCGCCAGTCCGTCCCCCAATACCCCCACCTCAAATGCCGTTACCCCCACAGCTATTCTAATGCCTCCGGGTGCATAGATGCCAAGAGTCGAACGAGCCGACATCACTATGCTCAATAGGTTGCGTGACGCGATCAAGGAATCGCGGCGCAAGCTGGAACCATACCGTAAAAGACACAAAGAGCTAGTAGAGGCCTACGTCGGTGTTTATTACAGCAACGACGGTTCAGAGAAGTCTAGGTCTCTAAACCTCATAGAACTAGCTACCAATGTCTACGAGAGAAACTTGTCGGCTAGGCCACCCAAGGTTTTAGTTAGAACCAAGAACAAGCAGCATAAGCCTACCGGCCTCAAGCTGGAATCTCTGGTCAATGAAAGCCTGATTGACCGTAAGATCCACAAGGTTCTACAGAGGTGTGTCAAGTCGGCACTGTACTCGATTGGTATCTGTAAAATCGGGGTCAAGTCTTCGGGAGAGTATTCAGTAGACGGCTACGACATCTCCAAGGTCGAGCCTTACATGAAGCAGATTCTGCTTGATGACTGGGTTCACGACATGGATGTCAGGGACATGGATGACATCAGTTTCTGTGGACACAGATTCCAGATGGATCTGGATGAGGCCAAGTCTAGGAAAGATTTCGACAAGGATGTTCGAGAGGATCTACAGCCTCTGGAGTTTGGAAACTATAACGAAGACGGAGATGAGAGACTGCACACTGTTGGAACTGGGTACTCCGGTGGAGCATCCCGTTTCTATGAACAGGTGGAGTTGTGGGAGATTTACCTTCCGAAGTCCCGTCAGGTTGTGACTTTTGACCTAGAGTCTGGGGGGGAAGCCCTGAAGGTTGTTAGCTGGACTGGTCCTGATCGGAAGATGGGTTCGTACCATGTTCTTGGCTACAACGATGTTGACGGACAGACGATGCCCCTAGCGCCAGGAATGGTGTGGAGGGGGTTGGATGAGACTTGCAATGGACTGTTCCGTAAGCTGGAGCGTCAGGCGCAAAGATCAAAGATGGTGGGTCTGGCTAGAGGAGAGGACAGCGAGGATGCCGAGCGTATCCGTGCAATGAGTGACGGGGAGGTCATCGGTGTTCAGAACCCCGATGCTGTAGTGGAGAAGTTCTTTGGGGGCATTGACCAGAAGAACTTTGGTTTTATGCTGCAAGTCAAAGACCTGTTCTCGTGGGTAGCCGGAAACTTGGACGCACTTGGTGGCCTAGGTGCCCAGTCAGAGACTCTGGGGCAGGACAGGCTGCTGTATGCCAACGCGAACCAGCGGGTTAGCGGCATGCAAGACATGGTGATTGATTTCACCAACCAAGTCTTGCAGGACTACGCATACTATATGTGGCACGATCCAATTGAAGACTACGACGTAACGGTGACTCCACCATCTCTAGGAACACCTCTTGAGACATCTTTGGATGCAGAGGAGAGAAGGTCTCATGACTTTTTTGACCACACGTTCGATATCGAACCTTACTCGATGTCGTTTATGTCTCCTCAGATGAGATTACAGAATATCATGCAGGTTCTTCAGGGTGTGTTTATGCCCCTGATGCCAATGATGCAGCAGAACGGTCAGTTCGTGGACACTGATGTTATTGTCGACCTCTTCTCCAGATATGGAGACCTTGAGGAACTCAAGGACGTGATCAAGAACAAGGGTCAGATGATCATGAAAAACATGGGGACTCCTCCGGGTCCACCTGTTTCTGGTGGTGGGGAAGGCGAGATGGCTCAGCCACGTCCCGGTGGTGGCCCGACTCCTCAACCTCCAAGTGAACCGGGTGGTGGTGGTGGCCCAGACATAGCGTCAATCATGGGCGCTGCACAAGGGGGTGGGATGTGAGTTACGTTGACCCGCAGATGATGGAGATGATTCAGTCGCAGATGGCTGGACCTATTGATAAGGCTGGACAAAAAGTCGATCTAGAAGAGAAAAGGAAGGCTAGAAATTATGACTTTGAAGGCCAGTCGATGGATAACGTGGCTCCTGATCCATATTTTCTGCTTCTTTCCCCAGAAGAAAGGCGCAGACGAAGGCAGCAAGAGCAAGACCGGGGGTATCCCGCACTGAATTCCCTCAGTCATCATTGGGGGTATTGATATGCCGAAAAGCAAGGGTAAGAAGAAAAAGAAGAAATCTGGATTGTTTAAGAAATACAAGGAAGACCGGAAGAAAAGAGAGTCTTCTAAAAAGAAGGCTGAGCCTTTCCCCTTTTGGCTTTTCTTGAGGCCACCGGAACTGTATCCAGATCCAGTGTTTGCTCCAAAGGAAGGTTGGCCAATCGAACGCATGGAAGAGAGTTTTAAGCCACGGAGTCCTTGGCTTGGATCTCCGTCACTCAATGAACATTTGGCTATTCCAGAAGAAGAGCCTCTAAGGGAAGCATAATGCCACCTCCATACGACCCGGATATCATCCGACAAAGAAAAGAGTTTATGAAGAGGTACGGCAATCAGAAGCCGCCCGTTCCTCTTCCTCCTTATCGAACTCCGGGGTCACCAGCGCCTCCGGCTCCGGGGGGGCCGCTTGGACAGATTCCCTATCCTTTCCCGTATATCGAGAGACCTTTGCCTCTTGGCCACGGGCAAGTTCCAACACAGATGCAACCGGGCCAAATGCGAAGACACCCGCCTTACCCTCTGGAAAGGTACCCTTCCGGGGGAGCCATGCGGGGGGTTAGCCCCGGACCTTGGATGAAGCAGTTCCAACAAGATTTGATTGATCAGGACAAAACCTTTTCGGATTCCTACAAGGCAAAGCTTTACGAACTCTACAAGAAAAGGGGTCTTCAACTGCCATCAAAGGCTCGACTAGTTGCCGATAAGTTTCGTCGCGGCACTCCGGCAGCGGATCAAGCCAAAGAAATGATAATGGCCCGCGAAAGAAGTCGCGCTGCGGGGAACCTTATCGGTGCTGGGCAGATGGGCGCTAACATGGGGGTGGACTACCTAAACGACTACCTGAACCGAGTATACAATCCTACTCCTCAAGGTTCCCCCGGTGGGACGGCAGTGCTGCCAATCCCTGGCGCTATGGACCCGGCATCCATACTGAATCTAGGTGCGCAGCACTTGCTGGGCGGGGATATCGGCATAGCCCCCGGAGTTACTCTGCCGGGGAGAAGATAGCATGGCAGTCGTATATAAGATCAACGGAAAAGAAGTCACCCAGAAGGAGTTCGTCAAGGACTCCAAGGGTGCTGGCCAGATAAGAAGAAGTTACGAACCCGGAAGCGTGATTGTCTCGGAGGGCGCTGCTGTTCACCCCAAGGATGCTCAGGACGCTAGGGACCATGCACGCAAACATGGGTTCGCTATTGACTTTGACCGTGAGGGTAGACCACACTTTACATCACACACGCAGCAGAAGGCATACCTTAAGACGATAGGTATGTATAACAAAGACTCCAATTCGTAGAGGGAAGTCATGCCGAAGGTGGGTAAAAAAAAGTTCACCGGAAAGAAGGCAGTGTCGAAGGCAAGGAGTTATGCCAAGAAGACTGGCAAGAAGCTCAAGATGACCAAGAAAAAATACTAGAACTAAGGGTGAGGAAGAAGAATGAACGAGCAAGTACCAGAACCGCCTGATCCGAGGGAAGAACTTCTTCAAGAGGAGCCTGCGCCTGTTCAGGTAGATCCTCCAGCAGAGGATTCTACATCCAAGTCTGGGTTTACCAACGATCATTATGGCATGGGGCAGATGATGGGTCTGTCTCCTGATCAAGTTGAGGCTTTCAACGATCCGGCAGTTTTCGAGAACGTTGCAAGAACTGCCATTACCCATTCGTCGCAATCGACCTCGGGAAGAGTTGACAATCCCTCTGTTAGCCCAGACGGAAGAAAGATCGACTACCAGAGTCAGTCCCACCATCCACAGTGGACCGAAGAGCAGGTCAGGGCATATCAGGCACAGCAGGAGAAGGCTGTAGAGGATCATGTGTCTGGAAGGTCTTACTCGTTCGATGACCCGGATGAGTTTGACGATTCGCTAATTGATATGAATAAGCACTACGCAGATCGCGTAGGTCGCATGGAACTGGCGATCCAGCAACTGGCAACGCAAAACCAGCAGTTGGTTCAACAGGAGCAGTCTCGACAGGCAGAGGCTGTATCAAGAGAATTTGACAGGGTGTGTGATTCACTTCCTGAAGAAGAGTACGGTCGTGGACCTATAGGGGAACTTCCGCGAGAACAAGCGATGGCTCGATACCGCTTGGCGGATCAGGTTTCCCAGACAGGACACGGTTACATCGACAGGCGTGAAGAGGTTCCGCCACTCGATCACTTAGTCAAGGAGGTCACGGACACCTCCTTGAAAACTGCACGATCTCAAGTCCTCAGAGACATGTCTGAGCAGTCTCGTGAAGCTTCGTTTCAATCAACAGCGGAACCGGGTCATTCCGGTGGCGAAGCAACTACTGGCGTGAATGCTGCCGAAAAGGCTGTCGCAGAATACTACCGAGACAACGGAGTCCCCGGTGGTGCTTCTGGGGATGAGTTCCTTTGAAAAAATGAAAGGTAGGCTATGCCTTACCAAGCAGACGACTATGCAGATCTCGTAACGACTACGTTACGGCATCTGGAAAAGACGACATGGGCCGATATTGTCATCGACAATCAGCGCCATATCGCTATGCCGCAGGTGTTGAAGAAGAAGCGTGTTAACTTCGGTTCCGGTTACGGACACCAGTTCAACGTGCGGTTCTTCAGTAATCAGGCTGCTCGGAACGTCAAGCTCAACGAGACTGACAACCCGACAACCGCCGACACCCAGAAGACGGGTAACATTCCGTGGCGACACACGGAAACCCACTGGGCGCTGGAAGAACGTATCATCGCCATGAACAAGGCTCCTTCTCGCCTTGTGAACTTGGTTCAGACCAGTCGCGTTGATGCGATGACTGACTTGGCCGAGTTGATGGAGACGAACTTCTGGTCAAAGCCGGATACGTCTTCGGATACTCTTAAGCCTTATGGCGTTCCTTACTGGATCGTTTATAATGCTTCTACCGGCTTCAACGGTGGTCGTCCTACTGGCTTTACTGATGTAGGTGGACTTGATCCTAATACATACTCCAGATGGAAAAACTGGACCGCAAATTACGCATCTGTTAGTAAGGCAGATCTAATTCGCAAATGGCGCGAAGCTGCTACTAAGACCGAGTTCAGGCCGCCCGTTGACGGCCCGTTCAACAACATGGCTTCTAACTGGGGTTTCTATACCGACTACACCGTGCTTGGCACGCTGGAAGAGGTTTTGGAATCTCAGAACGATAACCTCGGTAACGACGTTGCTAGTAAGGATGGTCTTACTCAGTTCCGCCGTATTCCGGTGACGTGGGTTCCTTGGTTCGACAACAACAGTGGAACCACCGACACCACCAACCCGATCTA